TTTAGTTTACCTCTCTAACATAGGGGGTCCTAGGACCATCCCGACCAGGGCGATTTTATAGTCTTCCCGAGACTTGGGTCAATTGACTCCACCACCTAGTTTGTAGAACCAGGAAACGATATGGCATCAGCGCGTCTGAAAACCATCTAGTTTAGAGTCTATTGGCAAAGACTAGGAGAATGTGATAACATCCTTACCGCTAGTGTCGATAGAGATGTTATCAACGGGACCTGCTGCACCCCAGGAACCATACTCCTCTGGAGAGTAGAATAAACCCTGACTGATGTTAGCATCGGGATCATACAGTTGAGTGCTATCAACACCCACACTGAATTCAATCTCAGAGTCTTCTACTTTGAGTTCCCTGCAGATAGCAGAGACACCTTGGTAGTGCCGCCAGAGTTCCGCCTGAGTACCAGGATCGACTTCAGTGTCAAGTGCATACTTGACTGCATCTTTCAATGCCTTGCGTGCTTGGTTCAGTGGATTCATCGTGCAAATACCTCATCTTTGATGTAACATGGAACAGTGTCAGGGTCCAACCATTTAGTATATTCAAAGTCCTCCATCGCAGTAATCAATTGCATCTGGTTATCACAAAGGTACATGTCTTTGTAGCGACCAGTGAAGGAACACATCTTTTGGATGCGATAGTCTGGCATACCATTGAGTTCAATAGTACCGACTTCAACATAACGATAGGGGAACTGTTCAAGAAGGACTTTGGGTTTCATAATTTAGAATAGGTCAAACTCAAGTTTGTCGATTAGGATCGCGTAATCCTCATCAGGATCACCGTAGAAGTCTACACCTTTTTCCTCATAGTGTCGATAGACTTTTTGGAAAATAGTAGGATACTCGGTATCGAGATCTACATCTCCAGTAACTGCCGATCGTAGAACGTCTGTTACTGGTGCGAACTTTTGTACTGTAGTCATACTTATCCTAAGCGATGTACAATATCCCTTGCGGGAACGGGTCAGGAGGGACTCGAACCCCCGACCAACTGCTTAGAAGGCAGATGCTCTATCCGCTGAGCTACTGACCCCAGAGATACTGTTGATTTGGTCAGAAAGATCGCGAGCAGCATCGTACTTGCCTGCTTCCAGGAGATCCTGTAGCAAGTCAATGTACTGATCGAGTGATGACTCCTGGTCGAAGTCATTGAAGAATGCGAAACTGCCCATGGTCTTTCCTCTTGACTACCCTGTCAGTATAGCAGGGTTGCTAGGGACTTGTCAAGCGCATGATCCGCCTTTGAAGTAGTCCTTACGCATGTATCGTCCCAGGATGTTACTGTTGTAATACGCTGGTGATCCATCTTCTGTCTCCTCCGTAAGAACATTGTGTAAAAATAGTTGTCGGGTCTCCTCATAGTTGCATTGACCCTTCGTTTTATGTAGGCTTAGTATATGCCTTTGAAAGTGTTGCTTCCCGAACTCTTTGACATCGCTGCGTATCTCATCAGAAGATCCGTAATATCTCTTCCAGTCGCTTTCACTTCTAACTCTCCGATTTTTACCTCTAGGCTTTCTAAATGACCAGAAGTATTTCCGCCCAATGTACCGCTTAGAGTTGATCGTATTAGTAATGCAGTAGACAAAACCGTACAGGTCGTCAATATCCTGAGATAGAAAAGGGGATCCGTCAAATAACCAGGGGTTCTCATAATCAATCGGGTGCTCCGTCGTCATCGTGCTGATCCTCGTAGGTTACCCTAGAGGAAGAATAATACTTATCAGTATCTATGTATGCACTAGTGTCAGAGAATACTTCTGACTTGAGTTCTCCAAGTAAGAACTCTAGATCGTGTATCAAGATCTTTAGATGGTCCTTGTTCATAAGCTCCTTAGTATGTGAGTATCAACCCCACAGTGTTATTTTAGCAATGAATGGAGAAGTTGTCAATCCTTATATTCTTGAAGTAGATTTAGAATCTCATTGTATGCGAAGTGAGCACCATCGTGCCATTCCCCACTCTTATCTTGATGATGTCCCTCAAACAATTTCGTCTTTAGTTTGTACAGTCTTGCTTGAATGTCAATCTTCTTCATAGTTGCTCGTGGCATTGATTGGTATGACAAATTTTAGTCTATGTATATAAAAAAAGCACCCCCTATCGGGAGTGCTGTCAGTGTTTCCTGTTGAACATAGGTTCAACGGTCAACAACTGCTCGAAATATTCTTTCAAATGAATGCGATAGCAGGACCAGTATGATACACCTCTATACTTTAGAAGGTAACATGCTGGGTCTCTGCTGTCCTTATCCATATCATCATCATGATATCGATAATTTTCCATCTATCCCCTGTGTAATAAGAGGATCTCTCCATATACTAGGGAAATGAAAACTACCGATAATAGGGATACGCTCCCGACTACCGTTAGTGCTTCCATATCACTTACTATATGTGTGACCGCGATAGCAGAAAGTGCCATGCACTTCGTCAGCGCCTTGCTTGCACTCATACTTGACACCACGATAAGAGGTGTGAGTGATCTGTGCATCATGCAGACGTGCTGCTTTCTCGATCTGGTTCTTTACGATTTGAAGTGTGTTCATTGTAGGTCTCCTAAAGGATGGGTGAAATTGAACCTTCTCTGCCTAGGCAGGATCCGTTTTTCCCGTTCCTTCAGTCGTTTGCGTCCCAGTCGCAATGTGGCGTTGCCTCTTGAAGAACTTCAATTAGTTCCGCCTTTATCTCGTTACTCAAAGCTTCATGAGTTTTTGCTCTCTCCAGCACTTCTGCTGCATCGACACAACTCATGTTTGCGTATAGGAGTAACTCTAACATGGGATGAACGCTCCGTTCCGCGACTTACTTGCGTCTTACGTCAGTATCATATCACACTCACCCTCTACTTTAGATCTAAAATAACCAATAAGGTTATACTTAGAGCGGCGATCCAAGTTGTCATCCATAAGAATTTCAACTCTTTTCTGTAGAAACCTTTCACACGACATATGCCACCCGTAGGGGTTGCCGTCATTATGATGGGCAAGGGTCAATGCCAGTAAGATACTGTACATTGTAAGATGAACGTAAAAGTTGTAGCATACGCTACACCTATATTTATAAGACCACGCTGTGTTCAGCGTGATACACGATTTACTACTTCTAGTACACCGTGAGCATAAAAGAAGAGGAGAACCCCTCCTATTGCCATTGATATGATTGTAGCAGTTTTATTGTGTTTGTCAATAGCTGCATCAATCATCTGTTGGATTTCCATCCTCTGATTTGGATTCAGATCGTCGAAGTTCTTGCCTTCGAGCGTAGTCTTTGTCCCAAATAAGTTCCCAACCAGGGTCTGAATCTGCTTCATTGTGGTCTTGTAGGAGATCGTTGTATACTTTGTCCAACCATTCTGTACTAGAGAGCAAATCCTGCGAAGGTGTTTGCTTCGACATCTTGTTTGATTCCTCCGATGACATAAGATTCAATCTCCGTTTCTTGTGGTGCATTTTGCTGACCCTTAGAGTTCAACCAATGCTCTGTCCAAGGCAGAGGATTGTTCTTAGCGGGGATATCATAGATTGGTTTGAGACCGATGGCCTTCATACGTCGATTGGCAATCCATTCAACGTACTGCGACAACAATCTATCATTCAAACCGATCATAGAACCATCTTTGAAAAGATAGTTAGCCCACTGCTTTTCTTCATCGACAGTCTTGCGGAACATCTCAGTAGTATGCTCCTGTTCCTCCCGCATGATCTTCTGCATCTCTGGATCATCACCTTCTTTCCACTTGCGTAGAATATTTTGTGTGATCACCAGGTGTTGATTCTCATCACGGGCGATGAGGGATAGGATCTTTGCAGAACCTTCCATGAGTTTGAGTTCACCAAAAGCAAAACTGCAAGCAAAAGAAACGTAGAACCGAATACCTTCAAGGATGTTGACATTGGCAACTGCTCGATAGAGTTTACGCTTCAATTCATAGCGAGTATATTGCCCACTATAATGTCCGTCTCTTGCTAGGTCCCAAAGATTACCACCATCATACTCATGTGCTTCTTTGATGAAACTATCGTATGACTCAGTAACAGATTTGGAACGTTCGATGATACGTTCATCGTCAAGAATAGTGTCGAATACTTCTGATGGGTCAGCGTATACGTTCTTGATAATGTATGTATAGGATCGGGAATGGATCATCTCCATAAATTCCCAAACGGTCATACAACTCTCTAGTTCAGGTAGTGAACAGTATGGGATAAAAGCCATCCCAGGACCGCGCCCTTGTACAGAATCCAACATGATCTGGTACTTGAGGTTGGACGTGAAGATATGGCGCTGTTCAGGAGTGAGTTGAGCATAGTCAGCACGATCTTTTTGAAGGGAGACCTCCTCAGGTCTCCAGAAATATCCCAGTTGTTGCTGGGTCAGTTTATCAAATACTGGATATTTGAATGTATCATAACGTTGGACTCCCAACGGTTGACCAAAAAACATAGGTTGTTTCTTAGTGTCTACTTTCGACTTATTGAATACTGTCATTCCTTCTACCTCAGACCTTGCAACTGTCACAATCTTCTTCCTCCGTAGTTAGTAATTCTTCAATCAATCTGTCAGTATTGACAGCATCTTCATCACCATCTTTCTTGATATCATATGTATTTTGATAATAAGAAGTCTTCCATCCATACTTGTATGTCATCAGGAAGTCTTGTGCCATCACAGAGACTGGCACTTCATTGTCGGGATAGTTCTCTGGGTTGTAACTCCAGTTACCTGAAATTGCTTGGTCAAAGAACTTCTGGATTACAGCAACAACGTTGATGTATCCTTCATTAGATTTCATGTCCCAGAGAAGAGTGTAGTTATTCTTGAGAGAATTGTATTGAGGAACGATCTGTTTGAGCGGTCCCTTCTTACTCTTTTTGATGGACAGGTAGTCTCTAGGTGGTTCGATTCCGTTTGTGGCATTAGACACAACGGAACTGCTCTCCGATGGCATCTGTGCGGACAGTGTTGAGTGCCTGAGACCGTGGGTGGTGATAGATACTCTAAGACTTTCCCAATCATACTCGTATTCTGGCGAAGTTAGTTCGTCAATATCCTTCTTGTATGTATCGATTGGTAGGATGCCATCAGCATACTTTGTTCTGTGGAAGTGATCACACTGTCCCTTCTCCTTTGCAACCTGATTAGATGCTTTGAGGAGATTATATTGGAAAGATTCTGTGAGTTTGTGAACAAGAGTCAATGCCTCTGGAGAGTCATAGGAGACGCCGTTCTTAGCAAAGTAATGTGCTAGACCAATGTATCCAATACCAAGCGACCTACGAGCGCGTGTGCTACGCTCAGCAGCAGCGACAGGATAGGATTGATAGTCAATCAATTCTTCCAGTCCACGAACCACCAGGTCACAAAGGTTCTCCATCTCATCCAAGTCTCTGATCTTACCTACGTTGATAGCAGATAGGATACACAGTGCGATCTCACCAGCATCATCATCGATGTGAGAGATAGGATCAGTAGGCAAGGTAATCTCTTGACAGAGGTTACTCATGTTCACCTTATCCTTGAACGAAGAATGTTCGTTGCAGTGATCGATGTTCATAAGATACAAACGACCAGTCTCTGCACGCTCCTTCAGGAGGTCAAGGATAAGACCTTGTGCCCCGACAGTCTTTCTCGGAACACGCTCATCATTTTCGTAACGTACATATAGTTCATCAAACTCAGGAGTGCCAAAAGCATCGTAAAGACCTGGCACATCGTGAGGACTGAAGAGAGTGATCTCTTGATTGCGAATGAAACGTTCGTAGAATAGTTTAGACAGTTGGATGCTGTAGTCCAGTTTTCGGACACGGTTATCTTCTGTCCCTTTATTGTTCTTGAGTACAATGATATCCTCTATTTCTTGGTGCCAGATTGGGAAGTGGACAGTCGCGCTTCCGCCTCGTATGCCATTTTGAGTGCAGCATCTGACAGTGCTCTCAAATTTTTTGAGGAATGGTACAACACCTGTGTGTTG